ACATGATAGATGCTGATCGCCGGTGCGGCACCGTCCGGATCGAAGCTGGTGGTCTTGACGCGATAGCCGCCGCGTGCGGCCGAGATATAACTGGGCTTGGCCTGGCTGTCTGTCTGTGTCCACATGTCCGAGAAGCCCTTGGTCTCATCGGCCGCACGGCATTCGAAGTTGGCCGTCAAAACCATGTAGCCCTTCTGGTTCATCGACAGCGAGACGCGGTGGATGACGGGGTTGACGATGGTGTGCTTGATGTAGCCGGTGGCTTCGGGGACGCCGGACTTACGCTCGTAGAATGTATGGTTGCCGACGGTACCGGTCAGCAGTTCGATCATGTGGACCCAGTCCTGGGTGGTCAGTGTGCCGCGAACGAACTGGATTTCCTTGTCCTGGATGGGCGGACCGCCGATGCCGTCCGGAGCGGACCGAACGACATTGTCATAGCCGGCTGTGATCTGAGCACTCATCGCCCCGCCGGTGTCAACGCCGTTGATGACAGCGGCCTGAATAATTTTAACACGATTGTTTACAGTTGTCATAATTTCAACTCCGTTGAAAAGTTTTTAGTTTTTAGTTCGTAGTTAAGAAGTCAGCGGGATCCAGTTGGCCTCAAAGACCAATTCGATGGCGTGCCGGTTGGGACGGTCGATCCGCTCTTCCTGGGTTGCATAGTGGAAATCGTCACAATCAAAACCAGATCCCGGATGCCAGAAGTCAAACGCCTCGCGGACCAGGTCGGCCATCTGACTGGTGCCGACATGGGTATCGTCGCCGGTCCGACAAATGCCGGGAGACTTAGAGTCCTGGCCAATCGGAATATGAAGCCGCAGGATATAATCCGCGTCATAATCGCCCTCGCGGCGGACATCGATGACCATACACTTGACGAAGGCAAACGGAGCATACCTGGCAAAATCCTCAACGCCGGCGTCGCCGACATTAATCTGATGCTTCCAGTGATCGGTCGTCTTGAACAGAGCAACCGATTCGTTATCCTTCATCGCGGTCAGCTTGGTGATGGCGGCGTCTTCGATGCGTGATGTCATTCCTTTTTGTTTGGCCATAATTCAGTTCTTAGTTCGTCGTTCTTGGTTTTTAGTTTAATACCCTGTCGATTCGCGTATTCATCGCATCCGTGATAAAGTGCAGGCCGTCTTCGACGCCGTCGGGAAGTGCACCGGTATCGTAGATCTGGACCTCTTTCTTGAGAACGAACAGCGGCCGGAATTTGGCTCGCTCGGTTTTGCCCTTGCGATAACCAAACAGAAGCTGATCGCCCGTATTGACAAAGAAGCCGTCCGGGACATCCCTGGGGCTGACGAATTTCGCTACACCAGAAGCGGTCAGGTTTTCACCAATCGGGATTGCCAGGTACTTGCCTGTTTTGGGACGGATGGTCTTGGGCTGGTTTTGGGGGTTGTCGCCGAGCAGCCAGGCATAGTCGTCAACCTTGGAATTGGGCATGATGCCGATAACACCTTCGAACCGTTCCGGGTGCCAGCCGTCAATCGCTTTTCTTAAATCACCGGTGCGGACGCCGAGGTACTGGCCGCTGACAAAGTTTTCCGCGACATGGTTGGCGGTTACTTTGACACCTTCAGCGAGGCCGTCATCGGCCGCATCGGCGATTTTCTTGCCAGCACCTCCGAAGAAGGCGACGGTCTCATTATAGCTTTTGTCCATTTCCAAAACGAATCTCATAGCATGCTCACTCTTTTATATTGATCCAGCGTCTCCCTTACAGACTTGATGATGCCGCCGGTTTCGTGTTTCTGGAATCCGCCATCCTCGAAGGTCTGGCCAGACAGGCCGATATCCGCCGATTTACGTTTGAACAGGAAAAGGTTCTGCTGAATCCCGGCCTCACGAAGATCTGCCGGCAGCGCGACCTCATTGCCCGTTGGAGTCACACCGGCGGCACAAAAACCGCCGCGATATATGACCTGGACCGCCTCGAACGCACAGGCCCAAGTGCCGTACATCTTATGCAGAACACCGTTGGCGCCGCCGGACGCCTGGCGAAAGTCGGTGTTCTCGGTCAGATCTTCGACGTCGTTGACGAAATCATTCGTCCAGGATTCCTTGACCGAGGTGATCGAAACGATCGGATACCGCCTGAGATGCAGCAGATGGCAGAGGCCGGTGTGGTACTCGGTGACATCGGAGGCGGTGACGATCAGCTTGCGGCCGCAGTAGCTTTCAAACTGATCAGTGACCGAAGCATTGATCTGATTTAACACATCATCATAATCGCTGCCGTCTTCCCCGATACGATCCTTGATATCGGCTAATGTACAAAAACTCATTGAATCAGTCTCCAGTTACTTGGTTCGGTATCCGCCTTTAAGCTGTTTGTCCCTGGGGGTTCGCGTCATCTTTTGCCGGTTCGCTCGATTCAGCGGCGTTGTCGGCTCCAGCGTTTTGCTGTGACATTGTCTTTTGGTCTTGTGTTCCATTGCTTTCAGTGTCCTCCGAAGCAGGTTCACCTTTCGATTCCTTGGCGGCGATGACGTCTCGCAGGTCGGTGATCTCTTTTTCCAGTGATTTGGCAGCGGCGGCATATTCTTTGATGTCGTCGACGGTCTGTTCGATATCCGCCTCGACGATTTCCAGGTTTGCCTTGGTCTTACGATGCAGCCGATTCAACATGCCGGGCTTTTTAAGATCTTCATCGCTGGCTTTTTCAAACTCAGCAAGATCATGGACCAGCGTCGCCTTTTTATTAATGAGGGCTTGCTGGGTAATACGAAGCTGATTTAGTTCGGCCTGGGTGCTGTTGAGCAGATCCTGGGCTTCGGACAGCCGGACGCGATCCATATCCTTGTGGGCATCCCAGGGGGCGACCGTTTCTTTGAACTGAAAGTTCTTGACCGCTGACCGCTGTTTTTTGGGAAGCGATTTGCGGTAGCTGTCAATCTCTTTGTTGACGGCCTTGATATTCCCACTGTTAACCTGATAGGTCTGTCCGGCGATATAGGTACCGGCGGCACCGCAGTGGCTGCTTTTGGCAACGATCCAGAACATCTGATTCGGATTACATTCGTTGTCTTTATTCTCTGTCATGTTTACCTCGTTTTTTTAGGTTCTTCGGTAAAATCCGCCCGCCGCGAAGACGGGCGGATTTAGGTTCATTCAATCAACATAGCAGCCGATCAGACGATCACATGCTCATTGAGTCCACGTTCGGCAGCCGAAGCCGGGCCGGTCAGCGGTTTGGACAGGATGGCGACAATACACATATTGGCACCAGTGGTGCCGTCGCCGGCGTGCGGGGCGTTGACACGCATGTACGGCTTGTGAGTGCCATCCTGCAGGTTGACATCGATCTGGCTGATCTTGTTATCGTCGGTGGCACCGACAACTGCTGCCATCTCTGCATCAGTGACATCCGTATAGGTACCGTCGGAGGTGTCACACTCTTCGACTTTTAACGGTGCATCTTCAGCGGTCGAGCCGACAGCGATGTCCAGGGCGCCGGCGATGATCAAAAACTCTACGTATCCCCAGCCGGCTGTGTAAACATACGTGTTGTTGGCGAAGTCGCCATCGTCTTTGAGCTGCGGGGGCAGCAGTAAGACCTTTTTTGTGTTTTGGGCGTCAGCGATTCCCATCGTTTCACCTTACCTTTCTTGTGGTCATTGACCGTTTTTGGTTTTCAAAATCGAGTTTTTCCCGTTCCTTGTTTTTTCAGGCTGCGGCCGCCTTTTATTGACAGCCGCAGTAATACTTTAATTCAGCGACCATCGTTTAGGCGATATCGCCGCGTAAACCGACAACCGCCGGCTCTTCAATTGTTGAGGCATCCGCCTTGGAGCCGGTGCCGTGGTTATTAATGGCAATTCGTTCGGTGCCTCGCATTCCGATCTGATCGGTCTTAAAGTACGCTTCTTTGGATTGATCAACGGTTACCCCGCGAGATTGACCGAGCAGTGATGCCTGCTTGAGGTTGCCCAAAAACAGCGGGAAGTGGTCAGCGGCCGGTTTAACACGCGGCATCACTGACGGCATACGAACGGTTCGGCTGAGGAATCGCGGATTCTGCGTGTAGCCGGTCTGGATAATCTCAGTGGCATTCGTGCCGCCGAGGCCCAGTGCAATATTGACCAGCACCGTGTAATAGAAATTACGGTGGCAGTACCACTTGCAGTCACCGTCGTCGGCTTCGCCGCTGACCCGGCCCACCATACCAAGGATGTCGACGCGATCAATGGCGCCCCATGCTCCGGCGGTTCCCTGGACCTGGATGCCGAGCACGTTGGTGATATCAGAGGTGTCGACATTCAACAGGGCCTGGCCGATTCCGATGAAGCCGAAATACGTGCTGGTGCCGTCGCCAAGGAAACCGCACTTGTCTTCGTTTTTGGCGAACGCGCGAACGATGGAGCGGCCGACGACCTCGCCGATGGCGATGGCCATGTCTTCGGTGCATTCGGAATCGATGGCGGTCAGCGTCATCATCTTCTTGGCATTGAGGCCAACATTCTTGAATCCGGGGCTGGACTCGGTCGGCTGGGTGCCTGCGCCGGGAGCGTAGACCACGACATCATCGGTCTGGACCGCTGCGTACGACGAATCGGAGGCCATCGGCCATTCAAGGGCATCTGGGCGGTAAACTCCGAATTTGCCGAACAGGGTCGGCAGGATGCCCATGAAGTACGTCGGAATCATGGCTCCGCCGCCGGTGATCGAGGTGCCTTCAATATCCTTGGCATTTATTACTTCGCCGTCTTTTGTCATAAAGCGACGTTCGATGCCGAGCGATTCCAGTTCTTCGGCTGCCTTGGTGTTGCCGCCGATATCGGCCATGATGAACAGGCCGAAATTCTTGGCCATGTCCAGCGTCGGCCAGAGGCCGTTGTAGGTGCCGTCCGGGGCCTTGATGTCCGCGAAGCGGGTGTTCATCAGGCGTTTGACCTGCAACTGGAGCTGCTTGGCCTGCTCTTCGAGTTCGTTGATGGTGGCGACGGCCGCATCGTATAGTTTTTGTTTTTCGGCCTGCTGCTTTTCAAAGTCGGCGACTTTTTCAGCAACAGCAGTCGCCAGCTCATCCTTGGTGGCAAGGCCCTTGTGCGTGTCCTTGAGCATTTTTTGGATTTGTTGTTCTAAAGTGCCTTCCATGACACATTCCTTTCAATCAGTTGTTTTTAAATTCGGTTATGGCGTTTTGGAACGCCTCCAGGAGTTGCTCGGCTTTTGTGTTGACCTCGTCGACGGAGGCATCGCTTTCAGCGTCGAGCATACTGAAATCGCCATCTTCGTCGTCGGTTAAGATTAAATCTTTGATTTCTTCGAGATGTTTTGCCAGGACATCTTCCATCTGGCAGAAACGCTCGTCGATGGATTTCGTGATAGACAGCTGCAGGTCCTTATTGGGATCATTCGTGTTTGCAAAATCGCTCAAGCCCTTGACCTTAGACAGAGCTTCGCGATTGGCGCCGACCGGAACGCAGGAGATCTCATACAGTTCGATCTTAGTGATGATCCAGTACCGCTTGCCGTCTTTCTTTTCCTCGCGGTATTCCAGGACACGGAAGCCGATCGAGACGGCCCGCATATGTTTATCTTTATAAAGCTGCCAATACTCCTCGCCTGATTCGGTCTTGGCAAAGCGGAGATCCATCTCGCAGTGATTTTTATATGCCTTAAATGAATCCGTGTCCCAGGATCCGATCACAGGAGACTTGCCGGTTTCCAGGCGATGCTGGTGGCAGTTTAAAGCGACCGGGTTCTTTGCGAAATCTTTAATGGCAGCGGCGATCGCTTCGGTCTGGACAATCTCATTGTCACGGTCCAGCTTGTTGGAGCTGATGACAAAACGGATGGTTCGAGCCTCTTCGTTGATGGCTGCTTTTTCTGTGTTTTCAGCAATGAAGCCAAGGTAATGTTTTTCTTTGTTTTTTAAGTCCATTTTAATCCTCGCTTAAAAGCGTTTTTAATTCAGCGTATTCGACGAACTTGACGCGGCGATCGTAATGGTCCAGCGTGATCGCCTTGCCCTTGGCCTTGGCGGCCAGGATCATGCAGCGGCAGTTGGCAACCTCTTCGGCCGGGCCGGACGGGTCGCCGGGATACATTAACAATGCCGAGCCGACCGTAAATTTCTGGCCAACCGGGATCGGTGTCTGTGTGTATTGAGAGTCCGCATTTCTGTGGGTTTTACGGACCGCCTCGTTACGGGCCGACAGCCAGCGTTTGAGCTCGGCGCCGACGGTCTTAAGACCTTCGAAGCGACCGGATGAAACGGCACTGGATGTTGACGTGCGGGCGATACGCTTGGCACGCGCCATGCTGAACGAGGCATCCTTGGATATCCGCCGAGCCAGATCGTTCAAGCCCTCCCCTTTTTCAAGGCCGTCGAACAGCGTTTTCGAAATACGGTTCTTCGTGGTCTGGTTAATCTTCTGAACTTTTTTGATGCTGCGAACAATCGACTGTTTGGCGGCGGCTGAACGGGATGCCTGTTTGGCGGCGGCGGCCAGATCGCTGCCGGCGGTACCGGCGACCTCACTGATCGTCTGGGCGGCGCCAAGCTCGATGCCTTCGGTGTAAAACACTTTGTGGAAGGCACGGAGCTTGCCGTTTTCAGTTGTCAGATCAAATACCACCTTTGCGACGATATCGGTGGAATTCTTAATTTTTAATTCTGAATTTTGAATTGACTTGGAATCACCAAGGGCTTCCTCGAGACGGGCGATCATCTCGGTTTTCTGCCGGCGGTGATAGTTGCGGATCTTGGCAATGTACTGTTTTTCCAGCGGCGAGAAGCTGGCGTAATACTTCTGGAGGATGCGAGCCTTTTTCTGCTCGATTATCGGGTCGGGATTGTCGGCCGGCGTGATGCCTTTGTCGCCGTCTTCCGGCTCGTCCGTTTCGCCTTCAGGGAGATCTTCGCCAATGGAGGCGTCCAGCCCCCCTTCCATGATTTCGCGGGCGGGGACCATGCCGGCGGAGACCCACCAGTCATTGCCCCAGTCGACATGTTCGAACGGCAGATCGCCGGCATCGATGACCTGATTGAGCGGGACGCCTTTTTCAACGTACTTGATCATCTTCTCGGCACGTTCGCGAAGCATCTCCTGAATGGCCGGGTGGTCCTCGATGGCAAACCAGGCGAAGATCTGCTGGCCGCTGCGGACGGCCTTGATCTTGTCGATGCGA